CTATATCATAATATTCATCTTCTGATGGTCGTTCTTCTGTAAATTTACCAGTTAATCGATCACGAACACCGATTGTCTGTGCAGCGTTATCTGCCTTAGCTCTATCAGTGTCACCAACCCCGTTAAATCGATTTCCAGATGATGCTTCTTCACGTAAACGAACAATCATTGCCTCTTCACGTTTAGTACGATTACCTTCGGTTGTATCGGTATCAATCTTAAACGCTTCACCTGGCTCAGCTACTTGACCTTTGGTACTAAATATAGCTCGGAAGTCTCTAATTGAACTTTTATATGGTCCTACATTATCACGATCAATCGCAGCTTGGCGTAGCAATTGATATGAATTTTCTCTTACATCAGGCTTAACTGTTTGTATTTGGCCACCAATTGTTTTCTGTGTCCATGTACGTTTTGAACGAGTATCATCAATTGGCGATTTTAATTCATCGCGATCATTCTCATGAGCATTCCAAGATGCAGGCAACATCATCCATTTACGTATCAAAGAATCTTTATACTTGTATGGAGCTGGTGTTTCTGTTGTACGATCTTCTGCTTCTAATCGAATACCGTAATCAGATGCATTTAATGCACGTGGTTTATACGGATATATATATGAATACTCTCGATCACGTATTTCAGAGAATGGTAATGTAGTGATACCACCTAAACGTGTTCCGGTTGGTATTTCTCTGGTAGGATCTGGTGTTGTTACACTCCATCTACGTATCGCCGTTTCATTGATACTGCCATCAAATGAAATTGAGGTAGGTCCTAATCTATCTGTCAATTTATCAATTGATTCGCCAATGCCAGGTCCTTGAATCCAACCTTTCTTTTTATCACGTATTAAATCGCGGTATATTAATACTAATCGGTTGTTATCAGTAGGCGATACTGTTTTACCTGACTGGGTAATACCTCGAGCACGCTCCTTATGAATGTCTTCATAGTTTGATGGCGGTGATGGAGGAAATGGTAAGTATCCAGGAGTATCATATGGAAACTGTCCATGCTTCCTGTTATGTACTCCGGTATATGTTAACCCTACTTGATCGAGTAAATTTTGTACAACAAATACTTTTGGCGAGTTAGCATTCCATGCAGGAGTCTGAGGAGTACCTTCGACACCTTCCCTATTTGGATACATCAAATGCAATAAATTTTGTTTGGTAATCCACCATTGGCCAGCTGGTCGTGCTAGGAAGTTTGATATACGTTCAACGTCTAATTTAGCTCGTTCTTGTACTACAGATAATCCACCTCGAGGAATATCACCAGCAAATCCATCTTTACCAAATCGTTGTGGATCGCTGTTATCATCTCGTTGTATACCTCTTAATATAAAAGGTGGTGCAGGATCGCCATATGGATTGTAAACTTCATTACGTACTTTGAATTTATTATACATTGCCTCAATTGGTTTGCGTACTGTATATGTATCTGCCAAACCAAAATTTGTCAATGAACTATATATTTCACCGTAACGTGATGTCACATTAAATCCTGTACGTGGTTTATCAAATTGATATACCTGTCCAATTGGACCTACCGGAAATTTTGATCCGTTACCTAATTGAGCTAAACGAGATGCTGTTCCACGGAAACTATGTGAGTTATCATCGATTGTAAAATCATTTTTAGAAACGCGAGGGATAAATGTAGACGCTGCTCCGTTATTATCAAATCCACGTGGCTGTGCACTTACAGTCAAATCTTCATTATTAACAAATCGAGTCGATGCTTGATCTGCATTAGGAAGATAACCTGATGGTCGGCCGTTTGAGCTATACCATGATAAATTTGACCGTAAATCCATTAATGCCATTACAATCCTTTATTTCGCGACTGAGTCGCTGTTACTGACTGACTTACTTTTGCCCCATCCATATGAACTACTGGTGGATTTGCTGCGATAGCAGCTGCTACTGCCGCGCCTAATGCATTATAATCAATTGCCGGAGCCGATCCACCACCACCTCCATGAGACGGTGACATTGATACTCCATCATTTTTTGTTCCCTGATAAATACCACCTTCACGAGGTGATGTGACAACAGGTCCTCCATTTGGATTGATAGCTAAATCGCCTACACCCATTATAGAACCCATGGCCATTTCAATACCTTTTTCTTTGACCATTCCACCTAAATCAGAATTCAAAAATCCGCTAGCGGCTCCCATTAAACCACCGCCGCCGCCTAAACCTAACATACCGCCGGCTTTACCTAATAACCCTTTTGCTTTACCTAACAATCCTTTTCCACCACCAGCACCACCGCCACCAATAGCCGCGTCTTGAGGTCCGCCGCCTGGTTGTATGTTCTGAGCATTTGTCGCTGCCTCTGCCATTTCATCTGATAATGCTGTTGCATCTTTTACGGCTCCTTTAAGATTTGAATCCACGTGTTGCGCATTATTAGCTAATTGCTGAGCATTATCAGCTGATTGCTGAATATTATTGGCTACTTTATTAGTAGCAGCTGCTTGCTCATCTTGCATCGCTTTTACACGTTTTTCAAACTCATATTGCTCAAGTGTTTTGTTTAATTGTTTTTGTTTGTAACTAGCATATAGTTTGGCTGCTACTAACCAAAGCAAAAGCCCTCCACCTATCCATTTTACCGCTCCTTGTATCGGTCCTAAAAAATTCCAGATTGCACCAAACATATCACCGACCGGTGCCAAAAATGTTAATACTGATTTTACGCCATTTGCGATAGACATTACAGTTTGACCTAATGCTGTTGCAATTGGTAATAGATATGATTTCAATGTTTCTTTCATATCTTCCCAATTCTTAGCCATTGCATCGGATTCATTCTTTTGTGCAATTGCTTTTTTAATATCTTCATCAGACATTTTTGCCAATTCTTCTGCAGTCTTTCCTAATCCCTGAGCCGCGGCCATTTCATCTTTTGTTAATTTTCCTCGTTGTTGCTGAATTGCTAATGATTTAGCTAAATCTTCAACTTCCATACCTAATGACTCGGCTAAAGTTTCTCTTTCCAATCGACCCATTTTCTGGAAATCAGCATATGAACCGGCTTGTTTGGATACTTCTTCTGCCATACCTGCCAAATCACCAGACAATGCTAATTCACGAGCTTTATCTAAATTAATCTGTTTTCCTGATAATGCTTGAAATTCATATTGTTTTGTTAATGAATTTTCTATGTCTAATAAACCATCTGCAATACCTACTATTTGTTCTAAATTTAATCCTAACTTAGCACCTGCAATAGCCGTTTTCTGAAGTTCTTTTGTATTTCCGCCTAAATATTTTAATGTCATTTTTCCGTTTTGTGCAATATCGGACATTACAGCGCCGGCATCAACATATGAACGAGTAGCATCAGCTGCCAATGATGATTGCATCGCCGCGGCATCCTCTGCAGTGGCACCCATTTCCATCATTGTAGCTTGAACTTGTCCCGCAGTATCAGCGCCATATCCATAAGATTTTCCTAAATCAGCAACAGCGGATGCCGTCTCAGTTGTTAATTGAGCAGTGGACCCCATCGTTTTGATCACCTCTTCTTGCACAGCTACTATATCTTTTGTAGTCGCTAACTGTTCATTTAATCGTGTATTTCGTTTTAATGTGGATTCGTATAATCGTTCTGATGCAGCAAAGTTCATATTAGTATTTGTTGCTATACTCGATGCTTCTTTATCAACGTCTGATAATATACTCCATAACGCCGTTGCTGCGCCAACTACTAATAACATTGGATTTGCCATTACCATTGTGTTAAATCCAGCCATACCAGCTTTTAAGGAACCCATTAAACCACCGCCTTTTGCCATTTCATCATTCATGGCCGCGAATCCAGCATTTACGCCTTCCTTCATTTTCGCAGATGCATCATCTAGTCCTAGAATTTTAGATATTGCACCGCCGGCGGGCAAACCTTCAAACATCTTTTCTACACCAGCTCCTAACTCTTCGGCTTTCTCTGCCGCTAAATCATATGATGCAGCTACAGCTCTTCCAAATTTAGAATCGCGCGCGGCGTTTAATCTTTTAAGCGCTTGTTCCTCAGAATCAAGCGTATCCAATAAATGTTTATACGCTATCTGCTGTTCCGCAGTAAGATCGCCAGAAAGTATTTTCTGATTAATTAAGCTTCGTTCAGATTCTACTTCTTTAATTTTATTTTCTATAATTTTTTTATCAACTGCGTATATACTTGAACCTAAATCAGATATTTCATGTTTATTCTTTATCTGATTTTCTATTTTTTTTATTATTTCTTTATTCAGTTCAAGTATGTTTTCTTCTCGTTCAATAGCATCATTACGTAATTTATTAGCAGCTTTTTGTTGTTCAACTTGCGTTTTTTGACTATCATTAATTTTGTCAATAGTATCTAGCTCATCAATTAATTGGTCAGTTGTTTTGATAGAACCATTTAAGATTTTATTTTCAATTCTAATGCGCTCATCCAAAGTAATATTAATACTAGTAATAATATCCTGATAGTCTTTGGCTAATTTTAACTGCTCATCCGTAAATTTATTATCAGCTGCCATATCATTATCTCATTGCACGTAATTTTTTTATACGTTCTTCGCGACGTTCGCTATCAGCTTCTAAATTCGCAATTATATCTCTACCACGCTTTTCTAGTTCTGGAAATGTATCTAATTGTGTTTTTAAGTTTTGCAGTGCAGATTGATATTCAGGATAGTCTTCTTCATGATCAACTAGTTTTTTTAGAATCTTTTTGAATTTTGAACCAAATAAAAAACTTAAAATAGTCTTACCAATACCTAAACCTTCGTTAAGCTGTTTATCTAAATGATTTATTTGCTGAAGTTGTTTCTTTTCAAATTCATTCAGTCTCATATCACACCTTTTCTTTTTTAATAAATATGACTATCTACCAAATTTAGGTGGTGATGAACGTCTTGATGATTGTGCTTGCCTATTAGCCTTTTCTTGAGCTTTTGTTTGATCCTTAAAAATCTTATTGATTTTATTGATATAATATACACGCAGGTATACTGGCATATCAAATACTTCAGAATATGAAAAACCTTTTCCGTAATAGACTAGATCAAATATCTGGTCATATACATTTAGCCTATATTTTTGAGTCAGGCCAAAAAAAGTCCAATCCGATGTTAACCGAACCGCGAAAGGGTTCACGGTCCTCCTCATCGATACAATCGATTTCCATTGCAATGTCTGGAGTTAATTGTTTTATTTCATTACGTATATAACGCGAATCAATAGCAAATAATTCATTATCAACAAAATGCCTAATTGATTTTGAATCTGATTGTCCATCAACCGATGTAATGATATGTTTTAACATGGTTGTTACAGTTGCATTTTCATTACGTAGTTTAGCTAAACCTTTTGTTTCTTCATCAATTTTTCGTTGAATGCCATGAGTTACCAATTGAACTGTTATAACACGTTTTGATACAGGTAATTCTAATTGGAATTCTTTTTCACCTTCGGTAATGTTATCCCAATCAAGCTCTTTATCTTGTAATTGTGTTAAATCAACAACAACTTTTTGTTTTTTACCAGACGGCGTTACCGTTTCAAACTCATAGTCTTTACCATATCCTAATACTCGAGCAGCGACCATGATGGCATTTTTATCGCCTGATAATAAATCGTTATAATCAAATTGAGTAACTAATAATGATTTGAATAATTTATCTAATACAACACCTTGCTTAATATACGATTGGTTAGTTAAAATATCTTCTTCTTTTGCAGTCATGTATTTCATCTCAACCGTACCTCCAGACAAAGGATGTCCTTTTGGATAAAATTTTCCTTTTGAAGGAAGTTGAATAATTTCTGTTGGAAATTTATTTGTATGAGCATTATTGCTTTCTACAACTTGTTTTGTTTCGAATTGTGCAATTGCCTTTGCTTTAAGATCAGCATCGGATAATTCAACATTCTTTTTTGGGTAATCATCGTTAAGTGTCGTAGACATTTTTCTCCTTTATAACTTTTACTATTTAATATAAATATACAAGCATAAAAAAAAGCCCCGCAAAGCGAGGCTTAATTTTTTCGACCAGGGACACCCTAATCCAGTTACGATTAGAACTGAAGGATTGCGTAATCGTATTTCAATGTAAGTTCGATCATTAACGGATCTTCTGTTGACCAATCTAGATCTCCAAACGTTGCAGATGAAATAAATGCACCTTTCAATGTCCATTCTTCAACTTTATCACCTACAGGTCCTAAAGTATTAAATGTGATATCTTTTTTATAGAAATCTGAATATCCATCTCGTCCAGTTACTGATTCGTGATGCAAACGAACCCATTCCATTACCGCTTGTGCTCCTGATGGTACGACTGGGTCATATAATGATACGGTTACGTCTTGCCATCTTGATTTACCTTTCAACTTTCTTTCAACGTTGATGTGGTCTAAAATAACCTCACCTTGGTCAATTGACGGTCTCGAAGCAGCTTTCACAAGGTAAGACGGAATACCCTCGATATACATAATGAACCTGTTAGCCATTTTAGGTTCATATGCCGTATAAAATATCTCGGTTGGGTCTAATAATTCTGCCATCTTTTTACTCCTAATAATTTAATATAAATATGTCCTTGCTACTATTCTGGGAACGATGCTCCGGTAGGTAAGATATTGAAATCGATAATAATGAATTCAGCTGTCTTGGCAGGTTGCAAATAAATTGCTCCTCTCATTTCATTTCTATCAATTACATCTGGTGTATTATTTGTATCATCCATTACTACTTTGAATGCATACAAACCTTGACGTTGCTGTACTGATTCAAAATATGGATTAACAATTGATAAGAATCTGTTTCTTGTAGCCGCTGTATTATTTTCAAATACAAGATATTTAGTAGCAGATGCAACAAATTTCTTAGCAGCGATCAATAAACGTCTCACGTTAACACGATCCAATGCGGATGATTTTTTCTGTAATGTTTTTTGTCCGTATACAACAACACCTGCATTAGGGAAAGTTGCAATTGGATTAACCGCTGATTCATATAATGTATCACGATTTGATTGAGTCAATTTTCTCTCTGTTTGTACAGCGATATCTAATGCACCACGATTCAAACCTGCAGGAGCATACCATGGAGCAGCTACTCGGTCATTAAATGCATAAACACTTGGAATCAAAGTAGATGCCGGAACCCAAACATTTCGTCCTAAATCAACATCTGGAATTTTTACCCATGGCCAATATTCAGCAGCGTAATTAGTATCACGAGCTTCAGCTTTTGCTGTAGCCTGGCCAATAGATGCTCCATATTCAACTGGATCAATTAATAAGAATGCATCAGCACGATCTTCCATCGCAGTTAATGCAGTAGTAAGAATAGTTGAATGGTTTGAAAAGTTATCAACTAATCCAGGCAATGCCAACAAATTAATATCATATTCATCTTGGTTTTTCAACAAGTAAATTGCATCCGTATAAGATGTACTTCCACTAGTCGCTTGACCTAAATTGAATCCTTGAGTATTTGTATTTGTAATTTCATCATAAAATGCAATTGGATGAACTACATTACCATTAGATCCGCCTGCGAATGTTCCAGATACAGCTGCTGGTAAAGATGATGATAAAGCATTATCACGAATGTTACCGTTAGCATCTAAATAATTATAAGTTGTACGATTAACTTCTACACGTATAAAGTTTGAACGATTAGCATAAGATCCAGATAACTGCAAGAATGGATCGGTTGTACCAGAATCTCTTAAAGTATAAACTTGGTCACCAATTACTTTTGCAATGTAATTACTTGAATTTGGATCTAATGTTAAATTGTTATATTGTTCTAGAATGATTTTTCGTTTACCAGTATCATCACCACGACGAATTAACAATGTAAATGTACCTTTGGTATTGTTTACACCGGTGATTTCCCAACGTAAATTATTTACAGTACCATTTGTTAATGTATTGTTAGTTCCTTCAGCCCCATTACTGTTCTGATCAGCACCATCCGATAATGTATACAATGAGAATGCACTTGCATTAACCCCTGAACATGTTACAGCCGCTGTAGCAGGTCCATATCCACCCGCTAAAATTCTAACAACAGTTAATGTATCAGCATATTTAAGATATTCTTGAGCCATGTAGTTAGTTAAATACTTGTAACTACCTTGCGCAGCGCCGGAACCACTAGTAATAGTTCCTCCGAATTTTTGAAGATAATCTGAATAACTAGTTACTACGGTTGGAATACCGGCAGGACCTTTTGCAGTTGGTCCAATTACTGCAGCGCCAATTGCAGCTAAACCTGCAGGTAAAAACGATTGATCGACTTCTCTCGTAAATACACCAGGCGACACTATTCTTTCAGCCATTATTTTGCTCCTTATTAATTTAATTTATCTACATATAAATATCTAATAACAGAGCCAAACATGCATTAAGATGCAATAAATTCGCCCGAATCAATATTTAATGTACCGGTACCGTATTTCTCAGTTAATGTTTTAACTATATCGGCTTCTTTTCTTTGTAATTCTTTATATTCATCAATTGATGCAGTCTTAGCACGTTTTAATTCATCTAACCGTTGCTCAGCCGCAATCAATTCCATTTCAATTTGTCCTAATCGATATACTAGATCCGTACTTTGTTCACGTAGTTGATTGATATCGTTTAGATGGTTTTCTTCAATAACATTTTTATCTGACATAACTTCCTTTATTTAATATAAATATGTTGTAATTATCGATAACCTCCTGGAGGTGGATTATCTATTTCTGGATTAAATGTTTCAGTTTCATTACCGAAACTAATCTTCTTAACTGAGTACATTTTGCGTAGGTTTGCAACACGCAATTCAGATGCCATTACCATTGTACCCTGTACAGACAATGGCATTGATGCTCTTACCAAACGATCTTCTCCAGTGGTATTAACAGTATCAAATGTGTAATCAGAAATGCTAGTCGGAAATTTCCAGGTGGTACCCCATGCAAATCCATTCAACGGCATTATCTGTTCTATAATAGAATTCATTTGATCTGTATATTCTGTCCATATTAATAGGTCATATGATACTGTAATAAATTCTGGTACATTTGATATGTAAAATTCTGATACAGGTTGTATTCCTTGCTGAACCGAAAAACGATCATATTTGTTTCGCAATGTGAATTTATTGCCATGAGTAAGTTGAAACCCAGCCGGTGACCGATTAACTCCTAACATTGGTATTCGATCTGCAATTGATGTTCTACGTAAACCAATATACGGCGTTAATATCTTTCCGCGGTCATCTAACATATATCCACGTTTCTGATATTGCGCCCATTTTTCGCCGTTGGCATAAAATACCGGTACATCTATAATTGCATTGTTTTCAATGATCTGCGGTTGTATAGTTTCTTTAATATACGACATTATTGCAAAATCAATGTCAATAATAGTACATTTTGGTGTTTTTATTACATCATCATCGCGGCGTATCTGATCGACTTGCCGTTTGGTTGTATTTGCAAACAGATCTCTATTGTCAGTATATGTACTATACGATCGGCGCAACTCTCTATTTCTATTTATCTCACTCATAAGTTCCTAGGTATGTTATTTGATTTGTTAATACCAGACCTAAATGATTGTATATTCAATCGATTTTTTCTAGTTACGTGAGCGTCTACAACAACCGAAACAGGCCAACCAAATTCTCCACGCAGTCCTAAATCGTAACCTAAATCGCGTTCCGGGTTTGTTCCTCTGAAATATTGAGTCGATGATGTGTTATCAATTTCAAAATATTCACCGTCATATTCAATGATATCGCCTACTTCAAATATAATGTTTCTTGGTACAAGATCATCTCGTAAAAATGCAAATGTACCATTACGTATGTAATCAATTCCATAGTCATCTGCGTTAGTAGTTTTTGAATCTTTTAATATGATGGCATTAATACGTAATAAATCATAGTACACTTTATTATCAGATTCATCGTATATATTTGAATTTGTAGCTTCTAAATTTAATTTATAGTAGCCGACTTCCATATCAATGTATCGATTGATAAGTTCGCGATTCAATGATCGTAAAAGAGACGCATCTCGAGCTGAACCAAACATTGCCATGGCGTTATCCTATATAAATTCGTAGCGGTATTTTATTTAATTGCATTTGTAATGCATCCGCTTCGGCTTGTTTACGTTCTAATTGAGCTTGTTTAGACATTGAATCTAATATTTCTTTAAGCTCAGTTATTAATCCTTCTTTCTCAGTTTGAGCCGCTGATATCAAGTCACTACCATTTAATGTAATTTCTGCATTTGGTATTGGAATAGATCCATACTTACCACGTACATATCCCAATATTTCTTTTGTTAATGCCAATGCATATCTACGTATCCATTGACGGCCAACCACATTGATATTTGAATATGTTACATTTTGGTAAGGGATATTTGAAAAATCGGAAACTGTACCGGTGGCACCTTTCAAAGGATTACTTCGTTCTGATTTAACAATGTATTCAAAATGAATTCGCGTAAATGCTGTACCATTTGGTATTGGAAATATACGTATACGATTATTTGATACTTGAAATGAATATGCAGATCGACGTACTGTATCATTGAATTCAATTGCTTGTAAACGCAACATGTCAGCAAATATTGGCATCATCATAAATGATACACCAGGTGAATAAGATCCAAATCCAAATGCATCTAACATCTGCTGAGTACCGATACCAGTACCAATGAATGG